AAACTCAATGCTTGCACTAGCATCATAATTGAACATCCTCTGGGCATCAGTGAGAGCCCTCGTATGCCCCTTCCTGTCAAGAATGCCCTCAATAACGTTTTCCTCTCCAAGGCACCTAATAAGTGGGATGTATTTCCCCGGCCAAATCGTCTCATCAACTATCTCATCCCCCACAATCAGCTTCCATTCAATCTGCTGGTCTACGACGTTTCTTGTCATAGTTCGCTCGTCAGCCTCGAGCTGGCTTGCTATCTCTCCGGGGATGCGGCTTCGCCGCACCGTCACCCTATCCCCCATCGGAGTCATAAAGGAGATAAGCTTGTCTTGGAGGGGCACCTTCCGGAAATACTCTGCAACAAGCCAATGATCCTTCTCGATGAAGAAGGATTCACCAGGGGCAATGCCAATCGGCATCCTTGGCGCCCCTATTTGCCAAGGGTAGTCAGGTATCAGAGCCTCAATCAACTCCCTTGGCATAAAGCTGAAGACAAAGGCATATCGGCCATCCGAGCAATCCGGCTCCTGACAGTCCGGGTCCATGAAAACAGAGAGCGGATCGGGCACTCCCTTGATATAGATCTCCTGATCGAATGAGTCATTCGACTCGTAGTCCGTAACAATACGCCACCACCCAATCCCGCCCTTTACCTGGAAACCTCTCGCCGGTGTGTATGCATTCCTCTGTGCTTTCGAGTTGTATTCGATGTGCCGGATGAGCTGCTTGACAACCTCAGCACTCTCTTGCGTCGCTCCATTCCCCATCCCCAGTATCTTACAACTCTCCTTCGCCTTCCGCATATCATTAATTATCTTGAGGTTGTGCTGCCGGACTACATTGAGGGTCAAGCAAGGCTTGTCGGAGAGATCCCTCGTCCTCCGGATGGCATCCGGCCATTGATAGCCATTAAAAGCATCTGCCTCTGCAAACTTCAAATCCTCCATAAACTTTCGGCGATAAGTAGCCTCCCACTCTGAACAAGCGCGGAATCTCTCCCTCGCCTCCTCAAGTACATTCATGCTTCCCAGGCTTCTAAGAGCCGAAACTTGCGGGTCCGGCGACCCCTGCCCTCTCATCTCCCTTGCTCCTCCTACGGATGCGCCGCCACATATGCATCAAACTTAGAGCTTAACTCCTGCAGCGCTCTCCACAACGCTCCAACCAGCACATTATAATTCACCCCCTCACCTTGCGCCCAATCAAATGAAGCCAAATCCTCCTTCGCAATCCCCAGATGTGGCTCCGTCCTTACCGGCACTTCCTTAACTATATCCAAGAACCCAGCTCCAACCAGGGGAGAATCAGCCAAAGTCGATTGTGTTATATAATTATGTGCATATACAGTTCCCCATGCTCGTCCATTATCTCCCAAGTTACACCCCTGATCAACCAGTGGTATAATCCCTGCGTCAACAATAAGAATTCCATCAGTCCCTCTCAACTGCATATAAACCGGAGCAATAGGAACCCCATTTCCATCCCCTCTCTGAAACTGCAAATTCTCACTTGTATTAGTTATCACCCATTCAGTCCCATCAAGCGTATTATCCAAAGCAAAGGACGGCGAGTTATTCCCCCTTACTATAACTCTATTCCCATTAGCGATTATATTCCCCATAGCATGGATAGCATCTTGCTGCCCAGCAATAACATCAACAACTATCCCATCATCAAACAATATCGCATCCTGCGTTGGTGTATGCAAAGCTATATGATCAACACTCAAAACACTACTTATCGTCTCATTATTCACAGTCAATGAATTTGCATTAATAGATCCAGCAATAACAGCATTCCCCGTTACATTCAGATCCCCCGTCACCTCCCCAGTCATAGGCACACTCACCCCAGCACTCGTCTCTCTATCCCACTGCACATTCCCAAACTGATCCTGCACCACCTGCCTATAATGCCCAATCCCCCAGATAATAGCCCTCCCCGCCTGATCCAGCACAACCGGCTGCGTGTTAACAATCGTCCCCGCCGCATCCTGCCAAGACGGTTTATAATTACTCGTCCCAGGGGTATACAAGAAAACCTGCCCTGCAGCCAGCGGATTCCCGTTCTGATCCAAGAACGTTTGTTCCCCATTATCCATCTGCTCAGCCATCGGTCCTCCTTTCAGTCGGCCCGAACCATCCTACCTCATCCAAGAAGTGCCACGCATATGGGATTCCCTTCCCCCCATCATCCACTCCTCATACTCCGCTTCCTTAGCACTTCTCGCCTGCTCTCCAAGCGACATCAACTTATCCAGCACCTTCATCGCTATCCCTTCTTTCCTATCACGGAATGAGACCCCCAGGTACCTGAAAGCATCCGCCGCATCAGAGGCCCAATCATGCAAAGGCTCATTCGAGTATTGATTATCAATCACCCTATATCTATAATGCCTGAGGGCCTGTATTCCCTCCTCGCATTTGTCCTCATCAAACCAGCAGTTAGGGAAGATGAGCCTCGCCGCGTTAATGCCGTCGGTCAGAGAGAGCTTTGGCACCTTTTCTGTGCGGAAGCCATGTCCCTTGATAATCTCCTGTATGCTTCTCTTGGTCCCGAGCTGCTTCGCGTACGCATCATGTGGGAGCCAAACCGTCCCATAGATGTATTCCCGGTTCTGGAGGTACTTAACATAGTGGATGATATCCTCACCTGTCGCGCTGTAGAAATCAATAATTCTGTACTGCATAGCAACCCGCTGCGCGAACCAAATTGCCGTAGCATCAGCCCGTCCCAGATCAAAAAACACGTCAACTGGTGCTTCCCGTACCCAGGGAACACTACAAATACGACCCTCTTCCTGCGCTTTCCGTAATTCCTTAGCATAAACCGCCCCTTCAAGCACCTGCCGACAGAACCCCTCCCAAATATTGAGGTATGAGTCGTAATCCCGAGCCTTCTCCGCCTCCATCTCATTCATGAGGACTTGGGGGAAGAATGGATTATCCCGCCAAGTCGTCTTGATGACAAGCATCTGTGCCGGATCGGCCTCCTTCACAAACCGCAGATACGTGTAATCAGTCTCCAGCTCCGGGTTGAAGGTCATCCAAATCTCAGAGTTCTCCTTTCGGATGGTGGGAATCAAGATGCCCCAGCTATTCCGGCTAACCTTATGCGCCTCCTCAACCCAGCAGATGTCAATACCCTCATAACTCTTAATCTTGGTAATATTATTCTTGATCCCCTCAAAGCTGAATGCGCTCCCGTTCTTCCCGAGGATTCTTGCATTCTGAACCTCAAAGAAGGTATCGAGCCCAAGTCCACTTATTTGGTCTGCCAGCAGCCGATGCACAGAATCCGAGATTGAGTTCTGCAACTCACGGGCACAGAGCACTCTCAGCGGCGCTTGCGTCGCCTTCAAAAGCAAAGCCCTTGCACAGGCCCAGCTTCGCCCGCCTCCTCTCCCCCCATACAAGACTTTATAGCGCCGGGGTTCAAATAGAATCTGAAACGGAGCTGGGAAGTCCGCATTAACCTGCACAGCTTAAGCCCCCGTCGCACCTGTAGTCCCAGTGGTACCTGTAGTGCCTGTCGCTCCAGATGTATCTCCCGTAGCACCTGTTGCCCCTGTCGCACCTGTAGAGCCAGCAGCTGGGTCGGTTGGTGTCACTGGCTTAGGCTTATTGGAGACCGATGGCACGCTTTGCAGCACCGCTGCAACAGTGCGATCAAGGGCACTCTGATCCGGCGGATCACCCGCATCGAGCACATACGGCGATTGTGCAATCACAACATCGCAGAAGTCTCTTAGCCCCGGATCAACCGTCTCAATCCTCTGCGCAACTGCCTTCAACACCCGTAATAGGTATTGGATGTCCTCGAGTTCCATCACCCTCTCCCTCCAAGCATGCACACATCAAACGGCGTGGGCTCCATCGTCGCCACCGAGGTGAAATAGAACCCACGCCGCCCTCCTCAGCTACAGGGACTGCCAGCCAAGGAAACTCAAGGCTTATATTTCCCGCTTTTCTCAATCTGACTCACCCCACCAGCAAGAGAGTTACCTGCCCCCGGCACCCTCGTATCCCGATCCGGAGCCCCACCTCTTCCTCCATTCCCCCTATGCCGAATAGCAACCAGTAACCCCGCTCCGAACGGCCCGGCAACACAGCCATCAGGCGACCTGCGGCTGAAAGTATTCTCGGCTATGAAAGGCGTCTCACACGGCATAGAGCCACAATACGCACTCGTCTTCAGGGCATATGGGTAGGTGCCCTTCCGCACAATCGCCTGGGTATCGTTGAGCCGGGGCGGATTCGGCCTCGACCAATCAAGCGGATTTCCCATCAGCCTTCTCCTTCCTCTCAATTGCCTCCAGCACAAGACCAAACAAGCTCTGCTGCCGAGCAGCCTTCGGAACTCTCTGCTCCAAGAAGGCCTTATAGTCCTCTATCTGCTTGTCCTCCTCCGCATACCCACCCAATGCAAACGGGTCGAATTCCTCTTCCATTTCCTTATCCTCCTTCCATTGCGTCCCAAACACATGTTTTGATGGTCAAAACCTAAATAGGAGTCCTATCAATTAATAAGCCTCGGCCTATTCATAGCCTCAATATACATCTCCCCACTAATTGTGAAAGTCCATCTCCCTCCATCCACCACTGTATAAATCTTCCCAGCCAGGCTGATCGAGATGGGAGCCCCACTAAAGTTCCTAACCTCATACACAGACGGCGTAAACTGCCTTCCCTGAAAAGCAAAGTACGCATCCCCTCCCATCAAATCATGCGCCGACTGGAAACCAAACACCTCCCCTGTCAACCTATTCCAAATCGAGATCGGCATCACCGACAGCCCGATACTCCCCGGCCCTCCCGGCGCCCCACCCCCTCCTCCAGATGGAGTTAACGCTGTTGGTAATACAGCCCATTGTTCAAGCGCAACTTGCGTCACTTGTGCAGCAGTTGGTAGGGCAATCATCACCCACTGCTCCACCGCAACTTGTGTCATCAGCGCTACATTACTACCAGCCCCTGTCGATGTCCACACCTCTACCGCGACCTGCGTCATCTGCGCGCTGGCGTTTGGCTGCGCCCATTCCTCGACAGAGGTCTGAGTAATGCGGGCGTCGGTCATGCTGTCACCTGCGCGCCGATCTGCGCGTTATTGACACCAGTCGCTGTCCATGCCGTCCCAGTCGCCGGGTCGACGGTATCGGTGCGGCTGATCCAGCCCCATGAAGTATTCAACGCCGTGCTGGCGCTCTGCACCGTGGTCGCGCCGCTCTTAAGCTGCACCGCGACGTTGCGCGTCCCGGCGTCGGTCTTCTGGCACAGCCCGCGCGTCACCACGCCGACGATGGTCGATGGCGTCGAGCTGATCGCGGCGATGCCGTAAAGATCGCTCTGGCTTACTGTGCTGCTCGACACGTAACTCGCAGCCGCGTCCTGCATCGTGTCGGCGACGAAGGGCGCGTTGATTGCAGCGGTCGGTGTGATGTTGACGGTGACAAGGTAATTACTGCTTCCTGACAGGCTCCCAGGGCTTGCTACTGGAAAGGTCGCATAGGTGCCAGTGCCAGTCAGCGGTGCATACCCACCCGGAGGCGCCCCACCGCTGAGATAAGCAAAGTTGCCGCTTAAGGCGTCCTGACAGAACGCCGCGTAATACTGCACACCGCGCGAAACCGCTACCGGAGTAGCAAATGTGAATGTAGTTGTTCCGATGCCCGGATTAGTGACGAGGTTTGCGCTGCCGAGTATTGTTGTCGGCGCACCTGTCGCTCCGGCAAAGATCGTACATTTGATGTTCGCCGTTACTGCTGCTACGCATTGCAGCGAAAGCGACCCGATAGTTCCGTCGCAGACCGCAGTGAACGGCAGGTATTTTGCAGTTGTACCTAGCCCTACCGATGCATTTGTTCCCCCTGGAAAGCCCAGCACCGGCACCACGCTACCGCTCGGCGTCCACTGCACGCTCTGATCGCTCGCGGGCATCCGCGTATAGCACCTGATGTCGCCCACCCACGCCACGCTCGACGCGTCAGAGCGCCAGAGGAAGTCATCGTTCAACATACTAGAAGAAGTGGCCGCGTTATTACCGAACGTCAGGCGATTTGCGTAATTGTTCGCCGTGGTTCGTGTATTGAGAGAAGTTGCCGAAAAGTCGTTAATCGTGTTGCCGTTCTTTCTTACAGCAAAGCTTCCTGTCGTGTTGTTAACGACGATCTCAAATTCAAATCCGTACCACGTCTGCGCGGCAGTTATAGCCCCGGTATATGTTGCCAGGGTCGATCCCGATGGGCCACCCGATTGTAGGAGTATCGCGCCATCGCTGCGGAATACGATGCTGCACTGCGCCGTCGCGCCATCACCAAAGCTTAAATACGTCCAAGTCGTAGTTCCACTTAATGATGCCGAGGTAATTTGCACTGCGATATTGACGTGATGAACAGCCTCGTTCGTGCCACTATTTTTTAGAAGCTGCGAACCTGTCCCGTTTCCAAAGCCAAATGCTCGACTTCCAGCGAATCGGCCTACTCCTAGCGTCGCCGAACCCGGCGCACCGCTGTCCCAATACGTCCCGCCCATGTAGGCGTCAGCGGGCGCCGCGTAGAGGTCGAACCCGTCGCCAAAGAACCAAGCCACGCCCTCTCTCCTTATCCAAGCAAGCCAAGCAAGCTAATAGAAGGGGGCTTTCGCCCCCTTTCCTACCTCCGCTTCATCCTCCCCCCATACACCGGCTGATGTACAGGGTGATGAATTCCTTGCTCTCCATGATGCTGCAGCCCCTCCCCCTGTATGTGGTGTGGGTGTTCGCTGTGAAGATGGTCTATAGCTCCACCTAGTGTAGCCGTTCCAATGCTTGGTTGCTGTTGATTGATTGCGGGAGTTCTAGCAGCCGTTTTGCCCCAAGGGGGTGAAGAACCACCCATTCCACCTGCTCCAGCAGTCATATCTTTGCTCCTTTCCTAGATAGGTCTTGCGAATTCACCGAACAACTCTTCAGCAGCTTTCCTGTATGCAGCTGCTGCCTCCTCCTTAGTAAGGAAGAAACCCAAATGCTTCCTTTTTCCATCCTTCTTAATATATGCCCTCCATTTATTCCTTTGCCAATACCAGGATACACCCTTATGCCCACTTGTATTATTACTCTGTAACGGTCCATTTTGGTGTTGTTGGCTCCTATTCACCTCTCTCAAATTATCCCAACTATTATCATACTTCACCAGGTTTATATGGTCTATCTCTGACTCAGGCCACGCTCCAGTCATATATAACCAAGCAAGTCTATGTGCCTTATATCTTCCTTCTCCAATCTCGATGCATATATACCCATGGGCATCAGGGGAACCAGCTTCCTTCCCAATCCAACTTTGCTGGTTCCATGCTGGCTTCAACCATATAAAGGCTCCTGTTTCAGGATTATATCTAAGGATCTCTCTTAGCTCTTTTGCATCCACCTTGACCTCCATTGTTAGGTTTATTGTAAGGTAGCTACACTCAACCTTCATTCCCTTCTACAGCCAAGAACTCAACTGCCCTCTTCAGACTACTTACCTTCGGAAGGTCAAACCAAGGCCTAAAATTAACTAACTCATCCATGGACGGCCACTCTCCAGTAAAAGTAATAGCCCTATCATCGATAGTGACAAATGCAGCAGGTTTATTAACCGGCCACTCGATCTGGAGCCACCACGGAGCACCGTAATCAAAGAAAAGAGGCTTCGCATGGGCCTCTACCCATCTTTGCATCGCCTCAATGCCCTGCGACGTGCTCGACCTGCTTGAGAAGATTGCCACCTTGAACACCTTCACGGCGTCATAGAGGAATTCGAGCGCCCCCGGTACCGGATCATCCGCAATCACCTCATGCCCACCCCACCCAGAGGTGTACGAATGCAGCACTCCATCGAAATCAAGGCAGAGTGTCTTTTTGTGAGCCATCAAACAAGGTGCCCTGCAAAGGTATGAAGAGCTAGGAGGAGCACGGCGATCCAGGCCAGCCACCCACTCGCCCAATTAAACGGCGCTATCTGCGGCACAGGCAGCAGGCTAAGAAACCACAAGAACAAATCCACAATCAGGAGGATCTCAACGATCATTCTTGCCTCCATCTCATGCAGAGAGGGCCTTCGGGGAACTACCCGCTACCGCGGCTGCCCTTAGAAGGGGCTTGCCTTATCAACGGTGTCAGGATTAGACCCGTACGTGAGCCCCCGCCTCGCAGCATTCCGCGAACGTCGAATCTGCTCGGGCTTAACCTTTCCTGGGTTCCGGATAGCTTGCTTGTAGGATGCATTCCGCCGATCGGCGGATTGGGCCACGGAGGCCTCTCTCTGAATGGCTTCTGCACGACCCCTCGCTCCCTGCATAGGTTCCCAGGGACCAAATCTCCCATCATCCTTCGTTTTCATGGAGTCCTCCTACTTAAATCGGCCTTGCAAACTCACCAAACAGTCTTTCAGCAGCCTCTCTATAAGCAGAAGCTGCTTCCTCTCTGGAGGAGAATAGACCAAGGTGTTTTTGCTTGCCATCTTTCACTATATAAGCTCTCCACTTACCGCTTGAAACTGACCAAGAGACTCCTTTATGCCCACTTGTATTACTCATTAATAGCGGGCCGTTCTGTTGTTGCTGGCTCTTAGTTACTTCTCTTAAATTAACCCATCTATTATCACTTCTATTCAAGTTTATATGATCTATTTCCGCATTAGGCCATTTTCCTGTCATATACAACCAAGCGAGTCTATGCATCCTATATCTAGTTCCTTCAATAATAACTCCTAAATATCCATTTGGTTCAAGTGATCCTACTTGCTTCCCCTTCCATTGAGGTTTATTATAAGCAGGCTTTATCCAAGTAAATATTCCTGTGTCTGCATCATATTCCATCATCTTTTTTAATTCATCTTGTTGCATTACGCTGCCTTCCTAGGGAGTAAAGGAGTGAGTAATGATTGCCCTGACCACTGTATTAAGGTAGGATACTTACTTTCAAAAGCAGCTATTGCAGCTTCTTCAATATTGGTGTATATCCTGCCTCTTCTATACCTTGGATCAAGGTTCTTAACCACTACTACACCGGCCACTGGACAACCAAAAGCTTCTTCAACTACAGGTAAATAAAGACTAACTAACTTCGAATGTGCTCCAGGTACAAGAGTATACTTACATTCAATCACAACCATAAAACGTGGAAGCATTGAAAACAGAACATCAACCTGGCAGTATCCAAACCCGTTCCTATCCTCAAATTCTAGCCATTGTCCATGCATCGATCCCTTCAAAGACTTTGCAAGGGCCCTCTCGAAGCGGAGCCCGGCTGCCTTCGCTCCTCTCGGCCGGGACGCCGGAATACAAGCAGGCTTCTCAGGCAGAGCCTTCGCCCTTCTGATACCCTCAATCCGCCTGCTATAGATAGCTTGGCCCACAATTCCTCCAAACTACGGGGTATTCGCCGCTGGCAAGGCTATCTCCATACACCTATTGAAGAGCTGCTCTGCCATCACATCCCGCGCCCTCAGTTGGCCTTCCAAGAACCACATCACAAACCCAATGAAGGCGATGTTAAGAATGAGAAGAATAATGAAGCTCGGCGGCAACGCCCCGATAAGCGTCTGCCCCAACTTAGAAATCGCACCAGGGACCGTTCCCTCACTCATCTCACCACAGGTTCAAAAAAGGCCGGAGGCAGGGTCCAACCCCAGCACCACACCTTTGCCTCCCTCAGGGCTGCCTCCGTTAGTTTCCCAGCAGGGGAATCAGAGCTGGGAGGTGTCTCATTCCGGTCTATCCAAGTTGGGAGGGTGGCTGACGGTCTAATAGACGCCGTCTGCATCCCGAAGGCCGGTCTAATAGACGCCACATCATTCCCTCCTCGAAGGAGTCACGTCGATGATAGGTGCATCCGGGGCTGGATGTTTGAGGATATCATCCGGCTGCGGCTTCGGTGAGGCCTGCCCAATGAAATTAACTGAGATCGACACGCCGTTGGATGCAGGCCCCGCTGCAACCCCTGGCAGAATCCCGCCCCTCGTCGCCACCATCGGCTTCACCAGCATCAACTCCGCTTGCTCCATCAATTCCCGGTTGGTAAAGGAGGTGGAGTCATCCTCAAGCCGCTCCTGAAGAACGTCGAGCGTCGTGAGCCCCACCATCTTCATCCGCTCGAGCACGTCGACGTGGTGCAATTCCTCCTGCATGGAGTAATGAGCCACAAGCTCCTGAAAGGACGGGTCATCCTTCAGCACGGAGACGTACACAGGTGAGTAGCCCGTAAGAAGCGCCGCGTCGGTATTGGTCCGGCCTTGAGACAGGAGCCGAGCCAGCTGGTGATGCGTATGCCGGATCTGAGAGAGGGTGGCCCTCGGCGCGGGAAGGGTGGTATTCAGGAGGGGGATATCTTCGGGGGTGAGAGACCGGATAACCTCCCACATCACACTCTTCTTCCGTGGCCGCCTTCCCCCACGCGCCGGCCGCAGAAGCTCTAGATTAAGCTGCCGAACTGAATCCTGCGCCGGCTGCCCCCATCCATCCGAGGCCGCATCCGGCGTTGGCGGCAGCGAGGTCGGGTAAATAAAATACGCCCCCTTCGGCACCTCAACCACCCCCGGCACCGCAGCCTCCTGCGGACGAGCCGGCCAATCCCTCTTATCCTGCGAATGCGGCGCGGGCGGCGGTTCCACATCATCAGCAGCTGGCCTAAGCGGTGAAACCGGCGAGTCCAACATATACTCCATCCACATGGGCGTGGTGCATCATCATGCGCGGAGGCCGGGAACATGTCAACATGTGTGGAGGTAAGAAGGCAGGAATGATGGGTGCATGCCATACACATAATGGAGTTGGGAGAAAAAATAGCGGAAAAGGGTGGTATGAAGGAACTGAGCGAACGACTCGAAGAGTCGTGAAGCGAAGGGGGGAAGAAAAGGGTGGGGGGAGTGTCTGGCATGCTTACGAGTTTGTACCTCCATCCCCCTACCCCCTTACCAGGGTCCCATTTTGCAACTTGGCCGGGTGCCCGGCCCCTCGGCTGCAGCTCTGGGCTGTACCCCTCAACCAGCGCGCGAGTAGGCTTGCGAACGCCTCGCATCTCGCCGCTCAACCACACGTTGCACCCGACCCATGCATCTTTGCATATGAGCCATGTGCACAACGCGTTTCACTTACATGTGGGGATATGCGATTATCTTATTGTTGATAACGGATATGGAGTTGGTTGATGGTGATGGTGATACCGGGCAATGCCCGGTGGCGAACAAGGAACGCCAAGGCGTGCGGTGCGCCGCATATGACCGAACGATACGGGGCGACTGGCTACCGGACTCGGTTGAACCTTGGGTGATGGTTCCAAACACCGGACTCCCGCGTCAAAATGCGGATCGCATGCAGTCCCGTGCCCGTGGTCATTCCACAATGACCACATATGGCAATCCCTTGACAAAAGGAAACATGGCTATGACTGACATCAACACCGATGGTTTCGTTGCGTGGCGCGAGTCGACCCGCAAGCGTGCGGCGACTTACAACAAGCCTTACGCAGGTTTCACGCGCGAGTCCTATGGTATCCCGCGCGCCGACATCCCAGAAGTTAGCTTGTGGGAAATGGTCGACCGCTCGTACCAACACATGTTGAACAACGAAGTTATTTCCAAGGTTGGTCGCGTCGAACAGAAGGCAAAGGATGAGGGAACTCCTTTCGATGCCTTCAAATTCGTCCACGACGAACGCATGGCAATGCGGCAACGAGTGCTTGATGGTGCCCTTGGGCGTCGTTCGGCCCCCGTTGTTTTGGAAGTCGACGAATTCACGCGCGAGTGCCAAATCATTGCGCACAATCGTGCAATGACTGCGGCGGTCGCAAATGGGCGCGACGACTTCCCTTCCGAGTTCAACACCACAACGGCCAAGTACGTGATTGGCAAGAAAACCGGCACGACTCTTGGTCAGCTTGTTGCGAACCTTATCGAACTCAACAAGCCGGACAAGAAAACCGGTTTGACTATCACGGAGCAGGCCAACGAAAACATCGCGAAGCGTAAGACGGACGATGTGGACGACGATGCGGCCGCATTCTTCGAAGATGACGATGAGTCGGAAGACGAAGACGAAGCCGCGGCCTGAGTTGATGGGGGGCAATTGCCCCCCATCCCCTCTCTTACAAGGTTTGGAAAATGGCAATCACTACATTCCGTAAGGCGGTTGAAAAGCTTCTAGGTCGCCTTCTCACTAATGATGAAGCTGACATAGTACGCGACTGTTGGCGCGACCGATGGCGTGTACCCGAGACCGCAAAGCTAATAGCCAAGTGGTCTAAGTGAAGGGTTGGGGGCCGTAAGCCGCGGCCTAGTCATCTAAATGCGGGGGCAATCGCGCCCCCGCATCCCCTTTCTGGTTTGGAGTCACCATGTCCAAGGCAATCAGATACAATCGCCCCATCCTAGTTGCAAAGGATAAGGAGATTGAAAGCAAGTATGCCGAACGCGGCGCGTGGATTAGCACGCGGGCACTCATGAAGGCAAAGACTTGGCAAGATGTAATCGATCACCAATGCAAGAAGGCAGTACGCAAAGTGTAGGGAACGGGGTGAAAGCCCCGAACCCACCTTTTGATCATCAAACATCGGTTTGGAACCCTCCTAAAGGAACGCAGCCATGAAAATCACGCTCAAGGTGCAGTACTTCGGTACCGAGGACAAGCAAGATAGCATCTCGGTAGCATCAGACTTGCTTGCAGCCTTTGCAATGAACCCCAAGGCTGATGGGATTAGCTTGGCAGTGCTGCCAATGGCTTTCCCTCCACCCAAGCAATACCACCCAGACGCCCTAGATGATCCAGGGTATACATATCACAGCCCCAAGGTCAAGGACCGCTACTAAAAGGAGGGGGAGGCTTCGGCCTCCCCCTTTTTTTTGTTCCCTCATAGAACAAATCATGAACCTACTCCCGAAGGCCGGTGCAGCCCGTTTTTTGGTGCAGCCAAGTGCAGCCAAATCGGTGCAGCCTGTTTTTTGAAGGCGGTTTTATAACATTAACCCTTGTATTACCACTTACGTTATCCCCATATGTTGCAACCCCATACCTTACCCTCTTCAGTGTTACGGCTATTCCCACTACAATGGTTTACTACAGGGAATCTGTAGTGTTTTTTTTTTTTATTTTTTTTATTACCCTACTAAGAGAGGGGGAGTGGAAGGGGTGGAGTGGCACCCGGAGTAGACTCGAATAGGGTAAAATGGGGGTTGACAACATACGGGGATAACGTTACAATGTATATTGCGTATCACATACGCAGCAACACAAATGGAGTAAACAAATGCCAATAGCTCAATCACGGGTTATAGCTCTCATAAACGCGGCGCTCGATTCTTTCAAGGCCGCAAAAGCTATCCACACCAATCCTAATCCATCCCTCTCAACTTTCGAGTCATTCTTTTCTCACTACTCTGAAACGCGCCACACCATCGAGCAAGAATTGATGTGGTTCAATACACATGCCGCTCGAAATGCGCGAGCTACGCAATCCATGCGAGATCTTCGTGAGCGCCGTCGCGCTGATGGAACACTCCCTCCACCGCAGAACCGGCGCAAGCACATACCAAAATCTCTTTATGAGACAGAACAGATTAATGATCCTGGAGCACTATCTGAAGGCCAATCATATCAAGTTCAACGTGGGAAATCACCGCTCCTTTCAAAAGAGGAAAGGGATAGAGAGTCAACATTCCGCAAGACGTATGAAGGGCTGAAAGCGCGTGGGATGAGAGATACTGAGCCATGTATGCGCTGTGGAAGCACGGTCGAATGGTGCGCTTTTGAAGACCGCAATCTCATTTGCCCTGGTAATCGAATAAGAAATTGGGAGCCAGAGTATGAACTTCTTGCACCAACTCTTACGCCAGTTCAAGCTTCCTCTCCCTTCTATAGTAAGCCGAAGGAGTGGGATTTAGATGAACGTGAATATGATCCAAAAGAGATGCCTCCAGAGGGAAGGAACAGCTAATGGCAATACCACCCTTTGCACAGATTAGTGACGAAGCGCAACTAATAAGCGACATAGCTACCTCTCTTATAGGGAAGAGGAAGTGGCCCTATCAAGACATCAAGAATATGGTAGACGCTACAGACAGACTGTTCAGGCATGTAGCGCTATTTAAAACAGCACTGAATAACAGACAGGAATAACAAGCCATGCCAGTAACGCATACCCGCCATGTGTCCCCTACGTTGTTTTCTTCATCAAGGGGACGCACGGCGTATTGACAAACACACCAAAACGTGTTACAATGCGTCTTACAGACGCAGAGGAGGTTGACTTGCCTAGCTTCATGAAGTTCACCACCGCTAATCCACTCGCCGATCCCTTGGGTCCGGGGTCGCCCGCGTGGGAGGCGTTTGACCAAGCCGTATCCTTCTATATTGAAGGTAAAAAAGCCCAAGGCGGCGCATGTCGCGCACGTATGCGACTTGAAGTGAAGCGGCATGGCGGCGACATCGAGTCGTGGGTTTCATCCTTGAATTCCCGCATCAACGAATGCATGGAGGGATAGGTGAGCAGAGTCGTCCAACTAACCCTAACTATGTCGCCGACTGGCGACATAGTTGCAGAGATCCCCTTCAACGGCGGACGCCGACATCTCCCCGTCTCCGATTTCGAGTCTATCCGCCGCATCTTGGCCGCACAACTGCATCGATCCGAGTCAACAATCGGCACCGACGGCGCCCCGACTTCTTCACAAGTAAGGCATTGGGAACAACACCTTGAGAGGAGTGACCCGAAGACGGGTCACATCCTCTCAGTCTCCAAGCTTCAGCCAGACACTTGCATCTGGTGCCTCGCGCACACAATGGGCCTTGCAACAGACGAACGCGCCCATAAGCGAGCCCGCGCCATCTTGAAGGAGCAACGCAGAATGCAGACCCGCCCTTTCACGATGGGCGACGGATCAGTCACCGTCCGCCGCATCCCGGCGCAGGATAAGCGAATTAGACCTAAAGGGAGGAAGCAAGAGCCCCTCGTTGTGATGGATTTCGACGACATCGACTTCACCCAGGCATAGGAGGTTTGGACTATGAACACCCGCAGACCGATCCCGGTGACGAACGAGATACAGATGTTCATGCACTGCAGCCAGTGCCTCCAGGACATGCCACCCGGTGTCAGTCCACGCGAGTGGACCGACTACGAGGTTGGCTGGACCGCCCAGGGCCTGCAGGTCTGGTGCAAGACCCACGAGTGCAACGTGATCCACGTCGATTTCGAGGGCCAGACACATCCCGCGAACACCGGCCACAAGCAGCGGCCCGAGGAGGAGCAATAAAGGCACAACGCCGACAAGTATGAGAAAACCCATCCCTAAGAGGAGTTCACGCCCATGTCCATGTCATCCACTCGCATCCACGCCGCCTTCATCACTGCCACTCATGAGGTGCGGAACCGCCTTGGCCAAGCAGACATTGGCCGATTCGAGCTTGCTATCAAAGCAAGCGGCCGCACCCTATCCGAACTCGACGATGTGAAGATCGAATACATTGTCGAGGCGGGATACGACTGCATCGTTCGAGGCAATGACCTTGATCGATGCATCGCAGAGGTGCTACGCCGCAAAGGCTGGGATGAGACCAATGCACCCTTAAGCCTGCCTGCCCCCGCCTCGAATGGCAACAGCGCAAAGTAAGCAAACCCTGCTTGCCAACGAGCCCGGACCTCTTCGGAGGCCGGGCTCAAGGCATTAGGTAGATTCAACCCAAGGAGGTCCAATTGATCGAACTCAATGACCGGGAAAGGGCGCTCATCCGCATCGGCTCCATCGAACGCCTTATTAATACCACCATCCGTCTAGTTGCCCGACTCCGCAACTCCGTTGATCCCGCGATCCGCGAGGATGCAGACGGGTGCTGGCAGGATTGGAAGGATAATCGCCTCCTCCTCAAGAAGCTTTGGGAGAGGGAGCGGGAAGCCATCCACCAAGCCCATATGAAGGGAGAAAGGTAGCATGAAGATATCCTACGAAGATGGCATGCTTGACATCACACATCCTGACCACGCCGTCGAGATCGAGTTTGATAACCGTGGCGTGCTCTGGGTGAATGTGGACGGCAAATGTGCTCTCCGTATCTGCCAAACTTCCGATGCAGAGGTTTGGTTTAATCTGCCTGCAGTGCATATTAGAAGAAGGAGCTAAACAGATGGGCTTCGACGTTCACGGCAGAGCACCCTCCTCCGAGGTCGGTACCTATTTCCGCAACAACGTCTGGTATTGGAGGCCACTTGCCAAT